ATGGATAGAAAGAATTTTAGGCATGGCAGGAGTAAAATAACAATGAAAATAGGCGAAATAGGACAATGTTTTAAAATAATATTTACAGATTTTGGTAAATGGTTTTATAATATTGTTAAAACATGTCGTAAATATTTAAGTAAATTGAGGGATTGTATTGACAAAATACGATAGAAAAAAAACTTTTATAAATTATTTATTAAAACATTCAAAAGAACATATACCTAATAATTCTAAAATTGCTTTTTATAGGAATCCTAAAGAGTGTTCAACTTTTTATTTAGAAAAAACTAATCCTAATCATATTTTAACAATACATGGTAGGCTTAAAAAGAAACATCGTAAAAGTTTTAATAAAAATATAAAAATTGGTAGGATAATTTTGCCATCCTTTTTTACAATATTCTTTATAAATCTTAGTATCTCCATTTCTACATTTTCCGCTATGTTATATTCTTTTATTATTATTGATTATTTTTTATTTCTAGTGTATAAAATGGAGTTAATAAAATGCTTATTGGGATTGAGGGTGGTCTTGGAAGTGGAAAAACAATACAACTTGTAAGATACCTAAATATTGATAAAAGAGAATACAATAAACATATAATGTGCAATATTGATTTAAAGGATATTGATTTTGAACCTGTAGATGTTTTTAAACTATTAGAATACGAAAAATCTGAAACATCTTTATATAATCTTACTGTTGGTATAGATGAACTTACGGTTTTTGCAGATTGTCGAACATCTACAAGTAAAACCAATCGTATTATGTCCTATTTAGTTTTACAAAGTCGTAAACGTAATGTTGATATTTATTATACAACTCAAAGTTTACAAATGATAGATTTTCGTATTACTAACCATACTCCTATTATTGTTTTTTGTGAAAAAATATTCGATGAAAAAGGTAACGAAATAGATGACATACGTAAATATACTATTATAGACCGTTGTAATCCTAAACAGCCTAAACTTACATGTTACTATATGGATATATCAGTTTTTTATGATTTATACAATACCGATGAAATTGTCAAACCAAAAATACGATAAAATATGTTTTTATACATGGTTTATTATGTGGTCTATTGCTGTTATAATCTTTTTTAGTTATGGTTATAACCTTTTTCTCAATCCACCTGATTATGATTATGTTTTTGTAAATGGTAATATTGAGAAAAAACCACATTTTGATTTACTTTTTTGTATTATGGAAAGCCTTTTTATGATTGGTATTATATTTTTTCTTAAACTTAAAGATGTTCCCAGACCAGGTGATGTTATTAAGCATGGTTGTAAGTTAATTAAAAACAAATATAATTTTTATCGTAATCGAAAAATATAATTTGTATATCTTTTTATATATATTTTTGTATACCTTTTTATGTATTTGTTTGTATGTATATTTATGTCTATCAATGCAAACATTTATAAGCAAACTTGCGTTTTTAAGATTATTGAGAGGGGAAGATGGAAGGTGGTGAGAATCTCCTTACACATAGAATACATACATTAAAAGTTAAAGCTGACCAACTACAAAAACTACAATATATCGGTAAACAATGTCTAAGTAGTGGTGCATACTCAAATGCTAATCAAGAATTACAAGCATTAAACTTGGATAGGCTTAAAGTACCGGATTGGGAACGTGATATAATAGATAATTATTGGCGTGTTAAAAAAAAGATGGCACATGAACTGTTTAAAGAATTAGATATATTATTAAAGGATATAGAGAAAGATTATGAATGAACAAGAAAAAATACTAAACGCTATAGAAAAACTAAAAAAAGCTAAATATTGTTTTGGTATTTGTTCAGATACTAATATAAATGATAACCATGTATTATTTTTTGATTTTGACGGTAAATATACTATAGATAATGTTATAGATAGTTTAAAACTTATACAAAAAGTATATAATTTATCTACTGTTTATATTCTTGAAAGCCTTAACGGTTTTAATGCTTTTTGTCTGGATATTTTACCAATGAAAGATGTTACAATTATACTTTTAGATACTCCTAAGATTGACCCTCTTTTTGTAGATTTAGGATATAAAAAAAATAATCGTTATATTCTCCGTATGGATTTAGATAAAAAACTTATTACAACTATTAGTCGTAAAAATAATGTTGTTCTTAGTAATGCACATCATTGGTTTTTTAAAAATATAATGAATTTTAATATAGAGGATAATCATATTTATAATGATAGTTTTACTTTTAGGGTTGTTGCTTATAAATCTGTTAAGCATGGATATTGTGAGTTATATGACTAGATTTGATGTATATGAAAGTCTTAACGAAAGCTTAGAAATAGATGCAAGAAGTATAGATATAGATACCCGTATAACGCTTAAACAAGTCATGCTTACAGGGGGTTATCATATAGTTGGTAAAAAGACTAAAAAACGTAAGGCTTATCCAACAGATAAACAATTAAATTATGCATGGGATTACCTTAGACAACATAACCTTTTAAGTATTAAAAAAGTTTTTATTAAATATGGGTCTGAAAATATAAAGTATAGTTGGGGTATTTCTAAGCGTAATCGTGTTAAGAAAGGGCAAACTGTTAAAATTGGTGAAAAGATTTATAAAGGTGGATGGTTTTTACCATCTGAATATGAAGGTGACTAATGCCAGGATATGACGATTTAACGCCAGACCAAATAATATATATAATACATGTTATTGCATTTGTTGTTACTTTAAATGTTGTATTATTATTAATTAAAACTTATTTTAATTTAAGAATTTCACGTTTTATTTATTTTAAGATAGAGAAAGAAATTGCAGATAAAATTAAAGATGATTTAACGCCAAAAGAATCTTTTTTTAAACAATTAAAAATTTGGTGGAATAACAGAAAAAAGAAAAAAGACCCGTATGTCGGATATATTAAACCTATTGAGGAAGTATAAAGATGAAAGAATACAGGTTATGTAGTGATTGCGGTAAACCTTTTCTTGTACCATTAAAATCAGATGGTATTAAAATATGTCCATATTGTTTTTCAAGTAATACTTATATTATTACTAAAAAAGATTATGATAGATATTATCATTTAAAAATAAAAAAAGGTGTTAATGTTGAAAGTTAAAAGATGGATATTTATTTTTGCTTTTATTATTGTTCTGTGTTATATCGCTAGTATGTTACATTTTTTGATATGGATAATTATTATTATTTGTATTGTTATATGTATATTTTTTATTTTAAAGTTTAAAGATAAAATATCTAGTTTTTTTGAGGGATGGGATTATTAATGTCATGTATGGTTTATATAATGATTGAGCAATATATGAAAAGATTAAGAAAAAATAATAAATTAAATATAAAGGAGATAGAAAAATATGAATAA